GTATTTAGTAGGATAAATGACAGTAAAATGCAGGTATTTTGTAGGTCTAATGGTAGGAGAAGTTCTAAGGAAGTCGTAAGAATCAGGACAGGTGAATCGCACGATCACTTTATTTCCTAGCATTTTTGCGCGCGATCGCTTTCGGCACTCTACGAGAGATGAAACGTGGCCTCCCAGCTCTCCCTGGGCCTCCCAGAGCCTACCTCAAGTCCTTGCGCGCCACTAGGAGTGCCCGGACACGAGAGCTCTCTGGACACGGTACACAGGGGGGTGTGCGCCCTAAAAGGCCGTAAAGTGTTGATTCTAAAGGGTTTGCAGCGTTTCCCGAAGTGTGGTATGATCACTGTAGGCCGATTCTCGGTCTGAAGCGGGGTCCCAGCCGATTCTGGGATGTTCCACGTGAAACAATGAGGCGCTAGGACATGGCACAGAAAAGCACGAAAACTCTGGTCGCAGAAAGGCCCGCGGGATTTCTCGCTGTGGTCGAGGGGGTCGCATACGGTCCCTTCCCCACGGACGCGGAAGCTCGGATCTGGGCGTGCGTCGAGTTCCCGGTCACCACGACCAAGGTAGGATTCGAGATTGTCGAGTTCCACCAGTTCGTTTACGTCGAAGTTCCCGGTGGACGCAGCTAATGGCTGACAAGCGTTTCTACATCAAAATCTCTGGCGCGGCTTGGGACATCACTGGTCCCACCGCACAGGACGCAATCAACTCGATCAAGACCCACGCATACGCATACTGTGGGTTCACGGCGCTCGAGATTGGTGTCGACTGCGACGAAAACGGCTACGAGCTCCCCAAAGCTCCTGCCACCGTGAAGAAGTAAGAGGAGACCAGTATGGATCAGAAGTCGTTGAAAGACCTAGTCGACAAGGTGGAAAGCGAATCGCGCGCTTTTGCCACCTTCGACGAATACCTCGAATCGAAGGACTCACAGGAGACTGAATGGCCGAAACCTGCCGACGTTGTGGTGGACGAATCGTCGAGCGCATTGAGCGTAAAGGTGGACGTAACGGTCGAATCGTCACCAGCGCCAAGTGTCGAGATTGTCACATCACCCACCAGCGAACAGCACCCGCATCTCAAGACCACGCCGGAATACATCGCAAACGGCCATAAGGTCGAGCCTGTCCATCCGGTCGCCAAGGTGCTCGACGTTCCAATCCCCGACCAGAGCGAGCACGGCGAAGCGGCTCCCCTGATCGAAACGCGCTTGGTCCTGAGCGACCCGATCAATTGGGACGGTCAGACCCTGCGCTCCCTCGAGGAAATCTCAACCGCGGTCAAGCCCGGTGACGAGCCTGTCTGGTGGAGCAAGATTTTCTCCATGCAGCGCGAAGAAGGTCTCAAGCTCACACCCGAGAACATCGTGGACCGCATCCACGAACTCGAAGACGGGATTCAGAAGTTCAAGCAAGCGCAGCGTGGTCTGCGTTCGGCTCTTGAGGACAAGCTCAGGGCTGAGAACTCTGAAACCCGGACCAAGGTGATTGGTGACCTCGACAAGGACTACCGGTCGCGTCGGAACGCCAAAGCTGCCGAGCGCATGAAATCCGAGAGGAAACCTGCTGCCCCGAAGAATGGCGCGGCTCCCAAATCGGGCGTGGGCATCAAGTTCGCGGACACAATGGCGACCGGCATGGGGATGCGTGGTGACGCGCTCATCGACTTTGTCCAGAAGGCTGGCAAACTCGATGAAGCGACCGCGAATCACATCAGGACGAAGTGGGGTAGCAAATGAGCAATCCCATCGCCTCCAATCGGCAGAAATGCCCATTCTGCGGTAAAATCGCGCAGGAGATAAAGCGCAAGCGGGTCTCGAAAAGCGACCAGATCACGCTGGAGTGTGGACACACCCTTTTCGTCAAGAGGTTGGAGGTCACACTTCAAGCGGTCGTGGAGAACAAGACCCCAGAGCAGCTTGAGATCGAGGAAGCGGTCGCTTTCGCATCCAAGGACAACAAGCATCCGTATCCGTATCAGATGCGCTCCACACACTTCTTTGAGGCGTGTGGCCTGAACGGAATCTGCGCGCACGAGATGGGCGTCGGGAAGATGGTCATCGCCAACCTCCTCGTCAAACGGAACCTGAAAGAAGTGGCTCCGGTTCTCATGGTGGTGAAGTCTGGACTGCGGTATCAAGCCGCTCTGGAATTCTTCAGGTGGGCGGGGCTCACGGCGCAAGTCATCGAGGGAGCCAACGACCTTCCGCTCTTCGAGTATGGGTTCCAAGTATTCCTAATCTCCTACGACACGCTGAGATTGGTCAGACCGGATATCGACCGTGCTTGGGAGGACCAATTCAGACAGTTCGGCGAGGATGACGGCAAAATCATCGGGATCAACCGCAAGCGGAACGGTGGAGCGAAGCGGATCAAGTGGACCGATGAGATTTGCGCCAAGTTCAAATTCGTCATCTTCGACGAGTGCCAGCTGATCAAGAACCCCGATGCCTCGCGCACCAGAGCGGCCAAGAAAATCGTATCCGCATGGCAGCGTGTCAAGGGTGGTGTGAAGCCCAGAATCATGGGACTCTCTGGCACCCCGATCAAGAACGATGCGAGCGAATACGGCACCATCCTCCACCTCGTGAACCCAACGATGTTTCCCTCCGAGACAGGGTTCATTGCGCGCGATTGTGTACCGGTTGGAAATGGGAACCGCTACAAGCTGAAGAATCCCGAGGCTTTCCACGAGAAAACAAAGGGGTTCATTCAACGCTACACTCGAGAAGAAGTTCTCCCCGAACTCCCCTCGATCAGCCGGATGTTCCGATACGCTGAAGTGTTGCCCGGTGCCGAACTGGACAAATACATGGATGCGGTCAAGGAGTTCCAAGACTTCATGGACAAGGCCACCGACACTGGTTCGGGTGGTATCGGCATGAGGGACATCACAAACATCCTCGGTTACTTCTCGAAGATGCGGCGCATCACGGGAACTGCCAAAGTGGACGAAGCAATGGACTTCATCGAGGAGTTCCTGCTAGACACCGAGCGCAAGTTGGTCGTGTTCGTTCATCACCATGAGACAGCGAACCTACTCTACGCCAAGCTCGAGAAGCTCATGCAGGAAGCTAACATGGACCTGCCGCTTCTCGCGATGCCACCCTTCGATGCTCGCCGTAGGCAGGAGATAATCGACCAATTCAGGGGAGTTGAGGTCGAGCAGCTCGAAGACGGCAGCTACAAAGAGGTTCCCACCGGCAAGAACCACCGTGTCATGATCGCCAGCACACAGGCGGTCGGCGAGGGCTTCAACCTCCAGTTCTGCTCAGACTGTCTCATCATGGAGCGGCAATGGAATCCCTCGAACGAGGAGCAAGCGGAAGCGCGGTTCCCGAGGCCCGGTACGCTGTTGGGTCGTGAGGATAAGATAAACGCGACCTACCTCATCGCCGCCGGGACCATCGACGACTTCCTCACTGAGCTCGTGGAGCGTAAACGGTCCATCCTCTACGCCACGCTGGACAACAAGGACGTCGAGTGGGAAGAATCCTCACTCATGGTGGAACTCGCAAACGCCCTGCATACACGCGGGTTGAAGAAGTGGAGCGCATAGTAGGCTAGGGAGGTAGGGTATCGGGCACCGACAATTCGGTCGGTGTCTGCTCTACCTCCCGCTTAGTGGGGGGCGCGCATCCTATAACGCGCAAATCTCTGGACAACAACATCATGAAGTCAAAACTTTACATCGAGTTCCGGGTTCATTTCGACCCCAAGACCAATCCCGAGCTGTCTGAGGTGGCGGAGGCGACCAAGGACAAGCTGTACGACATGTTCACCGACTCCGGTGAGGATGTTCCGACCACGACCGCTGTGACCTACGAGTTGGTGCGCGAGGTTGGGGAGGAAGAAATCACCGACGAGGACTTCGACGTGCGCCCCGGTGACACGCTCGACTCCATCCTCAAGGACTTTGGCATCACGCGGGAGAACCTGAAGTGAAGCGGGGACCGAAAATCATCGCACCGCGGCTGCTCTCTGGTGATAGGAGAGAAACGATAGGCCACGGTCTGCCTCCGCACATCAAGGAGGGCATCCGGGACATTGCGCGCAAGGAAAACAAGAGCGTGTCGTGGGTGCTCGAAACCATCATCATCGAATACTTCGGCTTCTCCAAACCCAAATACATCGAACGAAAGACAGACAATGCCATTAAGATTCAACCGCAAGCAAGAGTTATACCTCATAGACCTCGGGCTCGCCGCGCTTCTTGACAAGGCGCTCCAGAACGGTCACGCTCCCGCTCCTGAGAAGAAGCAGAAGCAGAAGTGGTCAGAGGCTCAGCGTCGGAAGTTCAAGGCCACGATGAAGAAGGTCTGGAAGGCCAAGCGGGAGGCAGCCAATGGCTGATTGTGTAGCTTGTCTCGAACCGCAGCATTGTGCTTGCATCTGCTCCACCTGCACTGCTGCTCGTCGGAAGTGGCAGGAGGCGTTCAGGCCCAACTACAAGTTCGACTTCAAGACCGGGAAGGTCACTGAGATTCCTGTCGTGAAGGAGGACGATAAGTAATGGCCTCGGTGGTTTCGATCAAGTCAGTCATCTCGTCCACTGATACCACATCATCTCGCCAATCCGTCATGAAGATGGCAGAGGTGCTGAAGAAGCAGGGACAGATAGAGCCCCTCCAAGTACAGGTGTACTCGAGGAACGCATGGCGCGAACCAACCTACATCACCTTCGATACGGACGTTCACGCTAACGACATCGTAGAAGCAGCTAAGACCCTTGGATGGGATACCATCCTCATCGCAGTCGTAAAGAGATACGAACAATGACCAACATCCAACTGAACATCTCGATCCTCGGCAAGAACCTCGAACAGAAAGAAGCGGAGGCGCTTGCAGATGCTCTCCGTGCCTACGTCGCTGGCATCGAGGAAGGTGCCGCATACGCTGGACAGGACAGCGATGACGTCCGTAGAGTCGGCAACATCCCCAACTTCGAGGTCGTGGTCAAGGTGACCCAGTGAAGTTCGCAAGCTGGCAGGACATGGGCTTCGGCCCGGTCACAGGCAAGCGTAACCCACGGCTGCGCTTCGATAGGGCAGTCTGGAGAACGCTCGACGAGGACATTACCTTCGAAGGTATCAGATATGCGAAGGGCTCAAGATACAAAATCTTTGAGTCTGAGAACTTCGGTCACGTGATGTTCGCACCTGAGACACTGACACCCGAAGGTTCGACTCCGGGCAAGCTCAATCACCGAATGTAAATTCGGGTCGGAATCTAGCATGAGGGGAGGACAGCCAACTCCCCTTTTGCCAGTGCAAGAGCCTATGTGGACAGTAATCATCGTCGTTCTCATTGTCCTTCTGCTTATCTGGCTATTCGGCCCGACAGAAGATACGATGAACTAGAGGAGACCAAATGACATTGTGGAGAGCGGATGTACATCGTCTACTTCCGGGTAGGATCTTCCAAGAGGTGGGAGGCATCCTTGAGGAGTGCGACAAGATGCGTGTGGTGAATATCATGTCACAGACGCAGAACTGGGCTTGCACTCAGGAGGAGGCGATTGAGCGAATCAAGCAGTCATCAGAGGACAAGCCCTTCAGCATGGCACACGGTGACGAGAAGTTCTGGTACGAGGAAATTATATGACGAACGAACTGACTGAGGTCATCCGACATCTGAGCGAGTCATCCCTGCACGGAGACAAGGAAATCATCGCGGTCCTGAAGAAGTCAGTGGACTTGCAGGTCACGATGATCAACAAGATTGAGAGCATCGAGAAGGACTTCGATCGCGCTCTCAAGGATGTCAGGGACTTTGCGCGCGCCACGAAGAACAATGCGGTGCAGCAGTCTCTGATCAACGAGGAACTTCGTGCACAGGTCGACACGCTGAAGGCACAGCTCGACGCGCTTCTTCATGTCAATCAGGACAAGGTTCAGTAATGCAGCAGCTCAAGATTCGTGGCAGCCAAGAGACACTGGAGAAGTTCCGATGCGAATACGAGGCAATGTTGACGGTCCTTACGGCGCGTATCGCGAGCGCGCAGGACTTGGAGGATTGGGAAACCATCCGTTCACAGACGAAATCCCTGACGCTGATCGCGAAGCGCGGGGTCTACGAGGCGGGGTTGCTCAGGAAGTGACGCGACGCTGGACTCTTATCTACAACGGCAAGGCCAAGCTGTACATCCTCCGCGAGTACATCCGTGCGGGTGAAGAATGGCACCGGATTGCCATGCTCGAATACACCGAACTCTCCAGCGCGTTGGCGAAGATTCGAGAGACCGAAGCAGCAGACAAAGGACGATAATGGGATACGCTGTCGTTATCGGTGAGTGCTACGCGTGCAAGAGAGTGGTTATGTTCAACCCTCGCAAGGTTCCCTGCCTTGTCGTCGACGGTGTTCGGAGGGAAATCTGCGAGATGTGCGCGCGCAAGTGGAATGAATTGCATCCCGGTGAAGCTCGGGAGATTCCGGCGGGAGCCTACGAACCCGCCTCAGAGGAGGAACTGTGACAGTAAAAGAGTTGGTCGACCAGTTGCAAGAGGTCTGCAAGCCCGAGGATCAGGTTGTCATTCTGCTCGAGGATGGACCGGACAGTGACTTCGGGATGCTGGAGCCGGGTTCGGTCTGTGACATCTCGGAGGCGGGTGGCTTCGTGTCGGGGATGCGCGTAATCAGAGCTGTGCCGCGGTGAGCGAGGACCGACGTGGGTGGGAGGCGAATTCTCACCCACGTATTCCAACGTCAAGAATCTTCCAAGATATGCTCGCCATCTTGAGGGAAATGCCCCTAACCGACGAGCAACTTGAGAAACTGTACGCAACTGTCAAGGAGAGGTATGACAAACATCGTGGTAAGTAGCTCCGTGGGTGACAACTTCATCGTTAAGGATGTTACTGGCATCAAGAGCGATGGTGAAACCCTGACCATCACGTCGCTTGGACCGACAGTAGACCGAATCGCCCTGAACAGCGACATCTATATCGCGCGGGTGGAGGACGATGACCTTCGATATTACACAAGCAGGGTTGGCCAGCTCGCACCTCAACGGTAGGGAGGACGTCCCTTCTTGCTTCTTGTGCAAGGACTTCACAGGTGGTCAATGCTGTGAGGACTGTCACAAGAATGGGTGGGTTATCGCAATCTACCCGTGGTCAGCAGCGCACAAGACCGCGCCTGACCTCTCACTCGGACTCAGAGCCGAGGTTTGTTGCGCGCGTTTTCATGCAGTCCGACAACTCAGCAGAGCGTGGTGGATACAGAGATATGGGGAGAAAAGCGGTTGGAGCGCAACGGACTGTGAAAGGCTCGTCAAAGCGCCGGGCGAATCGTACTACAAAATCAGTGGCGAAATCGCGTCCAAATACTACGTCAGAGGCAACCCTTCTACTGCCATCAGAGTTGCGGCTCCTCGGGTTAAGCGGAGCGGAGGAAAGGGTTGTCCGAAATGCGGAAGTCCTTGGGACGGAATCGCCTGTGATAGCTGTGGTCATTCGTGATGGTAGACTGGTTTTCCCAATAAGTGTTCGCCAAGCGAACAGTTTGCTGCACGAATTGGGGAACTCGTGGATCACAGATAAAGAGGTCATACTTCCATTGCTCCATGACATTCGGACTTGGCTGGAGCGTAACAAAGCATTGTTGGACTAAATGAGAACTATTCCCCTCGATTCCACCATCCTCAATACTCTGCAAAGCTGTGGCAGAAAGTTGAAGATGGAGTTCATCGACAACTGGCGTCCGGCTGAGAAAGCTGAGGCTCTCGAAAAGGGTGACCTCCTTCACCAGATGTTCGCACACTACTATCGTGGTAGGAAGGACGGCAAGACTATACACGATATGACCCACGCCCTCCTTATCGCGGAGTGCATCGCGAAAGGTAGGGAGGCCGCTGTTCCGATGGCACTCTCCCAAGCTATGGTCGAGGAGGACATCAGACAGTTTCGGGAGAACATCCTGTATTGGCAGCGGGATGGCTGGAAGATTCTCGAGGTCGAGCAGAGCTTCTCGAAGGTGTTGTACGAGAGGCCGGATGCACCGGGTAAAGAGGGGATCAGAATTCTCTACGAGGGCATCATCGACTTGATCGTCGAGCATCCTTCACCAGCAGGAATCTACGTCGTCGACCACAAATCGGCTTCAAGAAAGAGCACACCGGCAAAGACGTCCAATCAGTTCATGGGCTATTGCTGGTCGCTCGGAATGAATCAGATCATCATCAACCGGGTCGGCTTCCAGAAAACCCTCCCAGCATCGGAGAGGTTCCAGAGGCTTTTCATCTCCTATGAGAACGAGCTGCTCAAGGAGTGGGTCCAGCAGGCTGTCTACTGGGCGCAAGTCCTCGCAAGCTACATGGACAACAACTACTTCCCACCAAACTTTACATCCTGCGACAAATACGCCGGTTGCATCTTCCAACAAGTTTGCGGTACAATACCACAGGTAAGAGACTTCAAGCTCCAATCATTCTATTATCAAGGGGAGCCTTGGAGTCCGCACACACGTGATAAGAAGCCCTTGGAGGACGAAGATGCCGCGGAGTAAGTGGAATCATGAGGTCCACCGTTACATGAAGGTTGTCTTTGACAATCGTCGTGGAACCAAGACCGAACTATGGAGATGTACTCTCCCAAACTGTCAGCACTACCTCGTCGGCGAGATGGTTCTGGGAAAGCTCTGCCTCTGCAACCGTTGTGACGAGGAAGTCTTTGTGATGGAGCGCGCACATCTGTCAAAGAAGAAGCCTCACTGCCTCGAATGTACCAAACAATACGTGAACCACAAGAAGGAAAAGAAGCCAGCAATTGCGGACATTTCAGCCAACCTCGAAGCTCTCCTGAAGGTGGAGTAATGCCGAACACAGCAGACATCGTCCTCGGAGGCCGAATTATGGCCTTGTTCATCTCCGACAACGGGAATGGCAAGACCGTAGCCGCTGGCTCCTTCCCTGGGCCAATCAAGTTTTGGGATTTCGACGGAGGAATGTCCTCCATCAAGCTGTTCTACCCGACGCGCAAGGACATCAGCTATGACATCGTCGGCGTCGAGGCTCAGCGCCCCAACGGACAGTATCCCGGCTGTATCTCGTTCATGGATTTCGCGCGCGAGTTCGAGAACCTTCAGGACCGTTGTCCATGGGCTACGATCGTGGTGGATTCAATCACCGCACTGACAGCGACAGCCGTGGGATTCCAGCTCGGCATCAAGGCGAAGGAGGGCAAAGGAAAGAAGCTCTCCTCTGGTATCCAAGTTCCTAGCTGGGACGAGTTCAACGGTGAAACCAGCGTTGTCCAGCAGATTCTCGACGTCGCTAAGACTCTCCCCTGCAACGTGATTTTCACCGCCCATCCGGTGGACAAGAGCGTGGACGCAGGGGGAGGGACTCTCAAGAAAGCTCGCTCCATCGCAGCCTACGGGACAAAGACACCATCACTTGTCCCTATCTATTTCCGTGAGATTTACCAGTTCGGCGTTGAACCACCGCTGGGACCCGACCAGCCTGCTCAGAGGTTCATCCTGACCCAGCCGACTGGTAAGGACATTGCCAAGACCGCGCTTCCGCTACCTCCACGCATTGACATCACCAACAAGCCTCTCTATCCGATTCTCAGAGAGATTTGCGCCGCGCACAATGTCAAGCTGGAGGCGAAGGAGGCAGAAAGGAGCGCTAGTTCGGAGTCGTCGTCAACCAAGTAGCAAGAACAAGAAAGGACAAGTGTGTAATGGCTATCAGGATGAACATCACCCCCAACGACGTCAAAGCTCAGAAGCTCGTGCGGGCGGGATGGTACAACGCGAAGATCGAGGGCGTCAAGCAGGAACTCGCTGCTGACAAGCAGGCCTACAACACCCGTATCGACGTCATCGGTCTCGATGGCGATGCTCAGGGTGTCCCCGTTCCGACATGGTTCAGCGAGAAGTTCGCGCAGGGAGCCATCCCGTTCGTGAAGGCGACGGGCGGAAAGGTGACCGAGGAGGACGGGATCGACCCGGACTACGACTTCGAGGCCCAGATCGGCAAAACCGTGATGGTCCACATCGTCACCTCGCGTGGCAAGACGGGCAACGACAAGCCCCGGAACCAGATTGACGACTGGGCTCCGGCTTCGTCCGTGAACTCGTCGTCGGCGGTCCCCGAGGTCGGTTCGTTCGAAGACCTCTCGTAGTTCCTTGATACCCCTGTTGGCTTGGTCTCCTCCGGGGGTATGTGGGAGGCCGTGTGGTCCCGAGCGGCATCAGTATCGGGGCACTTAACCTTTCAGGAGTCGTATCATGTACAACATCGCAGCCACCAACAAGCCCGAACCCGAACCTAAGGAAGATCCCATCGAGAAGGAGGAGCTCGAACAGGACGACAACTTCCTCGATGACGACAGCGACGATGACGACGACCTCGACGAAGAGGACGGCGACGACAAAGACGACGACGAGTAGGTAGGTCATAGGGGGGCGCGCATCCTACACGCGCACTTAGTGGAGGCCAGATGAAACTCGCGATATCTAGTATCAAGTTCGTGCCGACGCAAGAGACTGATGAAGCAAGAGCTGCCGAAATCCTGTCCAACATCGACGGTATCGCAGACTCCCTGAAGGAACTTGGCCTTTCCCACCCTGTCATCGTGCGCCCCGGAGCTAATGGGACCTACGAACTTGTCTCCGGAGAGAAACGGATCAGGGCCGCGCAAAAACTTGAGTGGACAGAGATCGAAGCGGAGGTCAGGAATGTCACCGAAATCCAAGGCAAGATCATCCAGACTCACGAGAACCTCAAGCGATATAACCTCCCATGGTGGGAATCTGCCCTCCTCGTGGAAGCGTTACATCGCTTCAGACAAGAAGAACACGGCGATACCCAGATTGGACGTCCCAAGAAAGGCGAAGAGAAATCTGGATGGGGAATTCGTGACACAGCTAGAGAACTTGGTCTTGCTCTCGGACCAATTGCAGAGGATCTCCAGCTTGCTCGCGCAGTACAGTTCGACCCTTCTCTCCGAAACGTCAAAGATAAAAAGACAGCTGTCCGCCTTGTCAAAATCGCTGCCCGCCGACATGAGGCCGAAGAAGATGCCGGACTCTCGACCGACCTCGAAGTCAATCAGGCGTTCTTAGGCGACTCCTCTACCATCCTCTCCAACTTCCCAGCTGGGTCCGTGGACCACTGCATCACCGACCCGCCGTGGATCAACTTCTTCGAAGAATCGCTGACCCTCGACCAGAGAACGCTTCCCGTCTTTAGAGAGGTCTATCGTGTCCTCAGACTCCAAGGATTCCTCTACCTCTTCTGCGGGCTGGATGATTACTCTTACTATTGTGGATATGACCGCCGGGACGAAAAAGGCGGTATCATACACACGTTCGGTGAGCTTGAGAAAATTGGCTTCCGGGTTTCGAAGACCCCTCTTATCTGGCATAAGACACACACCCTCTCACGTCGTGGCGTCAAATCGTGGGAGTACGATCGCGATTTTGAGTTTATTATTGTCGCTACTAAGGGTAATCCAGCTCTTACCTCCCCGACCTCTATTTCAGGTGTCAAAACCTTCCCCGCCGTCCACGTCCGAAACCTAAAGCATCCCAACGAGAAACCAGTAGAACTCATCAGAGAAATCATCAAGGACTGCTCTTACGAAGGGAATATTATTCTCGATCCGTTCGGCGGTTCGTTCGTCGTGGGACATGCTGCGAAGGATCTCAAGCGCCGCTACATCGTTTGCGAGCGCGACAAGAAATTCTATGACGTGGGACGAAAGAGGTTGGGAATCTGATGCGAAAAGGAATTCTCGTCTACATCTCCGGGGCAATCTCCCCAAAGAACGGGAACATGGTTGAGGAGAACATAGCTGTTGGACTCCGAACCTTCATCGAGCTCACGAAGGTTGGAATACCATCATTTTCTCCTCAGCTACTCGCAGCGTTTCCAAGTACCACGCTCATCCCATATCACATCTGGATGGCCTACGACTTCACGATCATTGACCGTAGCACCCATATGCTGATGCTTCCCAATTGGGAGAAAAGTCCCGGTGCAGTGGAAGAGAAAGCCTACGCTGAGTCACTCGGGATGCCAGTCTTGTGTGGCTTACACGAGCTTCTCGAACTCCTTGATGTCAGGGAGTAGCCATGCCCTTCGGAAAACGAGTCGAGGGGCAAGGCGCGCACGATGCCAAGATTGTCATCGTCGGAGAAGCCCCAGGCAAGGACGAGGAAGAACAGGGGATTCCATTCGTTGGACAGTCAGGCAGGATGCTGGATGACTGGCTTAGAGATGCAGGTATCAAGCGTCAAGACTGCTACGTCACCAACGTAGTCAAGTATCGACCACCCGCAAACAACCTCAAGAGGCTCCACGAGATAGGTCACACCATCGATGAGGGAATACCACAGCTCTGGCAGGAGATAGGAGAGAGGCAAGGGTACTGGATACTCTGGTATTCTGAAGTATCGTGGCTCGGTTCTCCCATCCGTAAATCTTGACTCGAAAGTCGTGGCAACCATCCATCCAGCCGCTTTCCTCCATTCTCAGGGGGAGGCGGGACCGGGTGCGATGAAGTACCAGATGAGGCATGTCGTCCATTTCGACCTGCTCCGTCTGGCCGAGCAATCCAAGTTCAAGAAGTACTCCCCACCTCAGCGCCATCTAGAAATCATCCGCTCTCCAATCACACTTCAGAGATTCCTCGACCAGTACAAAGACAGCAAGGTTGTCAGCGTAGACATCGAGACAGTCTACGGGATACCCGTGTGCATAGCTCTGGCCTTTAATGAGTGGCACGGTATCTCTGTCCCTCTCCTCGACATCATGTCGTGGCAGAACCTCGAAGGCATCCAGATCCACGAATTACAAATGATCTGGAGTATTCTCATCGATTTCTTCGACAAGGAGGACACTCTAGTAATCGGTCAGAACTTCAAGTTTGATCACGCCAAGCTACAGGATGTCTGTGGGATACAGATCAAGACTGTATACTGCGACGTGATGATGCTGGCTCACGCGCTCCATTGTGAGTTCGAGAAGTCCCAAGCTTTCCTTGCCTCCCTCTACACCGAGGAGCCCTACTACAAGGATGAGGGGCGCGAGTTCGACTGGAAGCGAGACAAGGTTGACCGCCTTCTCCTCTACAATGCGAAGGATGCAGTCGTCGCTTTCGAGATTTACCTTCGACTGGTGGAGGCCGCAAAGGAGCTTGTCGTCCCAGGGTTCCCGAACTGGTATGAGGATTACTTCCTTGGCTACGTGATGAAGCTCCACAACTTCTACAAGAACATGGAGGAAGTGGGACTCCTTACAGACAACAGGAGGAGGAAGGAACTCATCGGGGAATATGAGGACCGAATTCAAGAGGCACAAGCCGAGCTGAACGAAATCGCTGGCTGGGAGGTCAACGTCGCATCTCCTCCCCAGGTAGCCCTCCTACTCTACAAGCAATTCGGCCTCGCCCAACGCAAGGGAGTTGACGAGGATACCCTTGTAGCGTTGGAGGCGAATACCGCAAAGGACTTGGTCCACAAGAAAGCCATTGAGCTGATTCTCAAGGTTCGTAGACTGCGGAAGTCAAAGGGAACCTACTTCGAGGCCAAGCCAGATTACGATGGCAGGATGCGGACCTCCATCAGAATCTGTGGCACTGAGACAGGGAGAACCTCGAACTCGATTCTCAAGCAGCCACTACGACCCAGCAAGGTGGGCCTCGCCTTCCAGACGATGACCAAGCATGGTGAGATAGGCGCAGAGCTGCGGTCCTACTTCATCGCAGACCCCGGCTACTCATTCGTCGAGATTGACCTTTCACAAGCCGAAGCTCGTATCGTGGCTTTACTGGGTAACGATGTCAAAACACTCAAACTCTTTGCAGATAAGGTTGACGTTCACAAACTTACCGCTTCATGGATCTTCGGAGTTCCTCCCGACAAGGTTACTACGAACCTTCGGTTTGTCGGAAAGACCACTCGCCATGCTTCAAACTATGATATGGCGAAACGACGGCTCATGCAGATTGTTAATACTGACGCCAAGAAATTCAAAATTGACATCAGTATTTCTGAGTGGCGAGCAGGACAAATCCTCGACAAGTTCCATAGCTACTGTCCTGCTATCCGCCAAGTATTCCATGTCTCCGTCCGGGACGCACTTGACAAGAATGAGCGTGTCCTTGTCAATCCTTTCGGACGATACCGAAAATTCTTTGACCGTTGGGGTGAAGAACTTTTCAGAGAGGCTTACGCGCATATCCCCCAGTCGACAGTTCCAGACCATCTGCGACTCGCGGGACTTCGATCTCTCGAGCGATTCCATGAGGACAAAATTACTCCTCATTTTATCGGAAAGAAAACTCCTTTCGCTATTGAAGCACATGACGCTTTCCTCGGCCTCGTCCCAAACGAGTACGTTGAAAGATACGTCCAAATCGTAAGTGAGGAGCTGTGCAAGCCAATCGACTTCACGAACTGCACGCTTTCCCGTGGTCTCCTAGTCATTCCGGCTGAGGCCAAGGTAGGCTTGAACTATAAGGAGTGCAAGATCAAAGGGTGTCCAGGAGGATGCGGAGGGATGCATGATTACACAGTTGCAGCTTAAACCGAAGTGGGTCTTCAATGACATGGATCGAGCATCTGCTCAAGGTGACTAAGGAGTCAGAGTCACCGAGGAAGTACTA